CATAGTATGCATGAGCACCCCACGGTGGTACAATGCTAGTAGTACCGTGGATAATAAACACTGTGTCGCAATAGTGTTCGTCGCCCCATGAATCCCAAGGATAACCGTCTGTAAACATAATAAACTTTTTAGGGTTAATATCATGTTGCTTCATGTATTCCCAGTTAGCCATAAAGTCAGTACCACCACCACCCATAGGTTGGTACTCAGTAATGTCGTTACCGCCATAGCCGTCAAAGTCTTGCTCATTATATACTTTAGTATCGAAGCACCACACTTTGATATTATAGTCTTTGTACTCGTCCATAATACCTTTAATTTCTGTTAGGAAATCTTTAGCCTGCGCATCACTAATAGAGCCTGACATGTCAATTGCAATAGAGATATCTATAGTTTCGTCAAAGTTCATACCAGGCAAGATTGCACCGGTGTGCCAACCCTTACGACTAGGACGACTAAACGTGTAGTCGTTACGAATAGTACTTTGAATTTGCTGACGTAAAATTTGACGCCAGTTCATCTTTGGCTCAGTGAGCTCACGGATCATACGTTGAATCTCAGCAGGAGTATTACCAGCACCTGCTGCTTGTGCAGCTGAAATAGTAGCTTCTCGAACTTCATCACGAATCTTACGCAATTCATCTTTCGAGTATTGTGGCTTGTTACCTTGACCTGGCTGACTACCGTTATTACCAGTACCGTCACCTTCCCAGTCAATATGTTCGTCTAATAGTTGACCCAATGCAGACAGACTTTCTTCGTCCATCTTTTCATAAATTTCATCGTACACTTGTTCAGCACTTTTGCCGTAGTGTTTAGGGTCATGAAAAATCTTAATATCTTTTGGAGAGTCGCCAATGCGATCTCTAACCAACTGTCCATTTACACAGTAGTCAATAGCCGCATTCCAAATGCCTCGATTTCTATTTTCAGTACGAGCAATGTGATCAAACACATTATGCAAGATCTCGTGTGCTACAACAAATTCAACTTCTTTGGTGCTGAGTTTTTCAAAAAACGGACGACTGTAGAACAAGTTACGACCATCTGTTGCAGCTGTTTGACACCAATCGCTAGCATCTACAATTTTAAGGCGTGTAGCCATATTGCCAAAAAATGGATGGCGTAGTAGCAACCCAATTCGCGCTACAATAATTTTGTCTATAACTGGATCTAAATGTTGCGACATAATCTGCTCCTAAATAATTACTCTATGTATATATTATAACACCGCCCGTAGGCGGTGTCAAATAGCACAGTACCAAATTAACGCTTTTCGGTAGCTGCTGCAATGTACTTACCAAATTTAGCATGGAAGTCATCAAAACATTTGATCTCATCTGGATCCAACGGTAATTGGTATTGAGTCAACGCAAGTTTAGTACCCATAACAACCAATTCAGTTTCAAAGTTATCCATAATAAACTGGAAGAAGTTATTAACTTGATCATTCCAATTCTTTACGTTTTTGTCGGATGCATCTTTGAGTTCGTAGCACAGGCTAACAGTTAAAGAATACATGGCACTGATTTCTTTAGTGTCCATTTTCTTAACCTTACCAAGCAAGATGTCAGTAGGGTTAGGCAGTTTAGATGCCACTTTGCGGTGTGCCATAAACTTAATGGCAAGACCTTCACCAACCGCACCCGACACCAAATCTGTCAAAGTGTTTTCGTCTTCGTCGTCATCAAACAACAGTTCACTAACAAACGCCCAGCTACGTGGAGTAGCAAACGCCTTTGAACCGGATTTAGGATCAAAGTCGTACAGGTCTTTCTTAGAGAAAGTAAGGAAGCCAACTACATCTTTGTGGATACGATTTTCGGTAGCCCAAGCAAAGTAGTCATCCCAGTCGACACGCATTTCCATGTGAACGAAACGATTAGCCAACGGCGCAGGCATACGATAGGTAACACCCTTGTCAGCTTCACGGTTACCAGCTGCAACAATGAGTACGTTATCTGGAAGTTTGTAAGTACCAACACGGCGGTTAAGTACCAGTTGATAAGCCGCAGCCTGTACAGCAGGAGCCGCAGAGTTCATTTCATCCATAAACAGGATAATTTGTTTATGTTGACTAGCCATTTCTTCGTCTGGCAACTCCATCGGGGGAGCCCAAGCCATTTTGCCCGCATTGGCATCAAAGTATGGAATACCTTTAATGTCTGTGGGTTCCCACAGACTCAATCGGATATCAATAACATGAGCTTCTAGTTCCTCGCCCAATTGTTTAACAATATCTGACTTACCAATTCCGGGAGGACCCCAAAGGAAGATTGGACGCTTTGCTTTAAAAGCACGTCGAATAGATTTTTTGGCTGCTTTTGGGCCTACTGTACGAGAAACAATTTCGCTCATATATACTCCTGGGTTAAAAAAGCGTTTAACATTAACTGTCTATGTATCTATTATACGATAGATGTGTCACTATGTCAACAGTTTTTTTAGGAGTTTTCGTCCGTTTGGCTGTCTTTCTTTCTAGCGTTCATTGCCTTAACCAGTCCGTATTTTCGAATATCGTCCGAAAACATGTAAAGCTCGAATGCCTTTTTCTCTGCAAATACAGTTAAACTTTGACCCGTTAAAAAATATGGACAATCTAAAAATTGATCAAAGAAGATAATAGTTTGCGGACTTAATTCAATATGTTCAGAAAATGGAACTTCGTAACTTTCAAGTTTGAGATCCTCTGTAAGAAATTCAAATCCTTCTAAACTTAACCTAAGACCGCCCTCGTCTTTGGTTCGTTTACTTTGCCATAACTTGTGTAGATGTAATTTAATATTGGCTTCGTCACAACTGCGTCCTAACTCTCCGAGGAAAATTTTAGTATATGTGGCTCTAGAGATCATTTGATGATTTCGCCAGTAGTCAACTTGACCACTTGGAAATCGCTAGAGTTAAACATTGAGTTAAGTTTCTTAGCTAAATTGATAGCGTGGCCTGGATTAGAAAAACTAACTTTTTTATATTTAGGTCCCGGATAACTAGTTAAGCTATTTGAACTTTTTAAATTAAATGGCTCGCCTTGATAAAAGACCGCCCAGATTGCATCCGACTTGAGAATTTGCTCAGTCTTATAGTTCTTTTTGTTCGTGTATTCTAAAAGTACATCGGGCTTTGGTCTACTCATATATGCGTCCTTAATATATACGCATATATTTATCATTTAATTGCTGGAAAAACCACCACCGTCCATTCGTACCGTTACATCGCCGCCCTGGCTTTGCTGTAGCTTAGTCAACAAAATATCTTGATCTTCTAATAACTTAACACTAAGCTCTGATAAACAGTAGGCAAGTGTTTTAGCTGTTTTTAGGTCTAATTTAATTTCTTTCTGTTGGCTAAGTTCGGCAGATTTTACTTGTTGTATAAACTGCTGTATTGGGATAGTATTAATCGGATTTGGCATTAGATAGCACCTGTTTCATTTCTAACTCAGTTTTAAAAGGACCTTTATTTTCGTATCGTTCGATAGTGATTAACTTAGGACAAAAACTTTTTACCCAACCTTTGTTAAATCGAATAATATAATAGCCTGCACAATATAAACTTTTGCTAGCTTGACTTTTGGTAAACAACGGCAATCGTTTCTGCACATTAAACATTGGATTAAACGGATCACAGCTAGTGGGATATCCGTACACATCACAGTTTTCATCTTGACTAATTGTAGTTTTAATTTTGCTACTAAAAAAGTCTTTACCAAATGCTTTAATTAATTCTTCTCGCTTGCCAAAGAAGCTGCTACCGTCAGACGAACTAAGCATAAATCGATTATTTTCTTTTTTATGCAGTGTTCCAATCTTTTCCCCGCCTTGTTCTACAATCCAAAACTTTCCATCTACGATGGGCTTTGCGGTAATCTGAGTCATTGTGTATTCCTTACAGTTGTCTGTCTTATGCGGGCACGTTAGTTCGTAATCGCAATGTTTCATTCTGTGTACCTCGCTTGTAATGGTTCAGCATATTGCTGAATGCTATCAATCATACGTTTCATATCGTATAATTGACAAAATTTTAATAATCTAATACCTACCTGGTCTACTGACTTAGATACAGCATTAGTAGTAATAGTTTCGCTAATAAATGTTTTAATGTCATCTGGCTGCGCAGTAAGATCTATCAACTGACGATTACGTTCGTAGTCATCTAGTACACGATGTTCTTTACCTTCGTGGTCAACCCAACGTTGCAGCATCATATTATTCCACGCGAACCCTTTGTTACTGCGATCAGTAAATGCTTCTTGCAACTTATTCTTACGCACTTTAGGAAATGCTGAAAATACATTATCACTACTATCGCCTCGCATACACTTTTCGAAAAGGATCCATTCGGGATTAGGAATGTCTTTAGGTTCACCAGTCTTAGTATCTTTAACCATTTTACCTTTCTTGTCAAAGATACCTTCATGCGTTGTAAGTGTTTCAGCAACACCGTTATATTGCTTAACGTTAGGTGCAATCAATTGGTGAAAATCGCTGTCTGTCGAAATGATCACATGGCTATCATTAGGATGACTTTGTATCCAACCAGCAATTAAGTCATCTGCTTCTAATTGCTTATGCTGTAGTACTGTACAGTTAGTCTTTTCATTAATGAAATCTTTAAATGCGTCAAACGTTTCCCAGAACAGTTTATCTTCATCTTGTTCTTTCACAGTCATAGCTGCACGAGTTTCTGCTCGATTTGCCTTATAAGGCTTGTAATAGTCCTTACGCCACGAGCGACCTTCGAGGCAGAATACTACATGTTTCCCCTCAAAGTCTTGCCATGCCTTCTTGATACTGTTAAAAGTAATATGCAGAGCCATGCCTAACTTAATGTCAGCATCTCCGCGAATAACGTGTCTTGCACGAAAGAATGTGTTAGCAGTATCAACTAAAATATATGTCATGAAACCTCTGATTTGCCTTTGGCAATTGGTGTTACGTTAATGAAACCTGCGCCACGCGACGGATCCTGACCTTCATCTGCAAGTATATTTCTAGCAAGATCTCTAAACCATCTATCTACAATTTCTTCTGCTGGATCACCGTCAAACCCGTAGCCTGCTAGTTTCAATTGTACTACAAATTCATCATTCCAGTCAAGCTCAAAAAAGCCATTTCTAATGTTGTCTTTATTGATGTGTGTATCTAGTACAGCCACCCAGGCCTCGCCTTTTGCGGTGGCTCGCTCTTTGGGAGTAAGTTTAGCCTGTCGTTCTGCTTCCGTTGCTCTTTCAGCAGATGCAGTAGCTGCTTCTGCAAGTTGTTTAGCCTGTTCTGCTTCTTCTATAGCGGCAATAGTTCTTGCTTCAATTTTATCAATGCCAAAAAGTCGTTTAATATATTGTTTCATTTTCCCCATCCGTTGCCCCAAAGATCTACGTGTAGTCTAGGGCTGTAATAATAACCACGTTTCAACGCTTCGTCTGCTATGTGAATTCTATTGCCATCGTA